AGGTTCTCAATAATCGGAGCCATACGCTCAAAAGCTTCGGTTAGCTCTGGCTTGACATCCTCTAAGACTTCACGAACTGAACCAAGGAGCGTGGCAATGGCAGGAAGAAGCGACTCTGCAACCGTGTCTCGCACATTGGCGAACTCTGCTTGTAGCTTTAGTTGCTCAGTAGCCAGGTTGCCCGTCTGACGACCGAATGCACCCATAGCATCTTGTGCTCGCTCAAACAAGAACTGAACACGGATTTGCTGATCCGCTAGACGCTCGGCAGCACCAGTTAGATGACTTAGACCTCTTGCTGACTTCTCTGCGTCAATTTCGGATTGCTTCATCGCAACACCGAACTTCTCGATTGGGTCATACTCGCCACGGAAGAGGGCGGTCATACCCAAGAGTGCTTCTTGCACATCGTAGCCGTAGGTCAGCGACAGGTCAGTAGCTAGACCAAGGAGACGCTCAGTAAGATCAGCGGTTTCATCAATGGCGAAACCAGATTGCTTTAGAACCGAACCAATAAAGGTAGATGCCTTAGCAGCCTCGTTCATGGATAGACCCATGTTGTAGGCATTCTTGCTAAAGGTCTCCATTTGAGGAGTTGTCTCGTCAAAGACTGTCCTCAAACCTTCCAGGTTACGCTCTAGGTCTCTTGCTCCTGCGATAGCCTGCATCGCAAAGTCAGCACCCTTGACACCTGCCGTGAATGTGGCAAAACCGATTGCTGCTAGTCCGGCAGTCTTACCTACATTGGCTATGCCTTTAGTGAGATTGCCTAGTTGCCTTTGAGTGTTTGCTAGTCCCTGAACCGCAACTGTAATTGGGACATTGACTTTACCCGCCACTAGCTACCTCCGAGCAATTTGGTCGTGATTTTTCTATTTACTTCTGTAATTTTGTCATTTATTGCCCTTGTTGCTTCTGGCATAGCATCTTCGGCAGCAGGCCAAATAATACGAGAAGCAGAGCTCTTCAATCGACCAGCAGATTTCGCTAATCCTTTAGCAAAAGCCAGAGGTCGCACCTTGTGCTTACGCTTACCTGGCACCTTCTGACCGCCGATGGTATACATGTAGTCATACTCTGGGGTGTAGCCCCTACGCCCCTTGGTTCCATTTAGGCGATAAGCCATGTCAAATAGAACTGTGGCAGCAGAACCTACCTGCAACCGAACGATTGGCACCTTCTCGGCTTCTTTGAAAGCTCTTCTACGATCACTCGGCTGTTGAATCAACACCGACTTAGCTGGCTTTGGCTTCTTTCCTCCACCTGCAAATGTTGTTCCCCAGGCTAAGCGACCGAAGTGAACCTGCCGCATGTTTCTTAGCGGAGGTCTGTTCTTTGGCGGGATGGCATTACGAACCTTCTTTTGAGGGCCCTTGGCTATCTCACGGAAGTCTTTGCGTAGCTCTCGCACATAGTCGCTATCAAGCTGTTTGAGCGTCTTCATAACTTGCGACCAGTTAGTGATTTCAAGCCTGACGGTGTTGCTGGCACCGAATGCCCCAGATTCCATTGAAGCACCAAGTATTGCTTTGCTTGAATCTGCCAAAATGCCCGCCAATCAGTCACTATAAGTTTACCGCTAACAGAAAGACCGCCCCTATTGAGGCGGTCTCTCTTTTACTTTGGTGGCATTGTTTTAGCCACCAACCATCTATGCATAGTCCAGAGCATGCGATCTGACTCATTCATCAGAACGCTAGGTGCTATACCAGTCTCACAGGCAAGACCTGCGATAAACCAATGGGCGGATGAGTCGCCCAGACCCCTTATTTTGGGTCAGACCCCGAATCACCGATGGTTGATACGGATTCTAGCCACTTGTCAAAAGTGTCTTTTGTTGCACCAGTTCGCTTCTCGGAATGCCAAGCCAGATAGAGCAAGTGGCTCAATCTGGTCTCGGCCCCGATTGCTGATACTGAGACTGAATACTTTTCTTCGAAGGCAACCAGGTCGGCAGCGTTACAAACGATGTCCTTGGTGTTGCCGTCTTCAAAAGTAACTTGTAGGTTGATTCTCATTATTTTTTCCTATGCAGTAGCGTAGCTAACTTCACCCGTGGTTGGGAAAGTTACCGAGAAGGTTGAGAGGTCGCCAACAGCTCCGGCAATAGGGGTGAAGCTGTTGACGAGAACCTCAGCGGTGTATGAAGGGGTCGTAGCGGAAGCAGCGGTTCCGTTAGCTGCGATGAGCACAACGGTTCCAATTGTTCCTACTAGATCCTGAAATAGTGCGGATACCGCACCAGAACCGAAGTCCGAGTGGAAGTCGAGTGATACCTGACCTGATTTTAGGCCTCCGATAACCTCAGTCCAACCCGCACTCCCGAAATCAGTAGTGGTTACCTCGGCGGCATTGATCACCAGCTCTGCTCTTGCACATGAGCTGGAAATGTCTGAACCGTTCAAGGACACCTTAGTGCCTGTAGCAATGAACTTTGCCAATTTATCTCCTTTTATGCATAAACGGTGACTGTGAACTCAGCCGCCAAGTAGGTTTGATCGTTTATCTGTATAGACCCAATCGAACCAGCATTCGTAACCCGAAGGTCTTGAGCACTACCCGAAAGAGTCCTATCTGATTCTACCGCAATCTTGACAGAGGCAGCTCCGTCAGGTTGTATGTATGAATCAAGCTTTCTTTGCATCTCTCGCTCTGCTGATCTACCAACAATGACGGTGATGCTGAAATTGTAAAGAGTTAGCCCGTTCTGATAAGCCAGGTCGTAATCAACTGACTCTAGGTTGACAAGAGCCACGGGCGGAGAAGGGTTGTCTATTAGCTCAGGAGAGGTTCTTAGGCCTGAGATGGTTGCAAGGTTTGTAGCTAGACCGCTACGCATCTGAGCTATGGTCACTACGCCATCCTCAGCTTTTTGAATGGCATAATCAAAGCGTCAATGTCAGGGTCAATACGAGAAACACGCATAACACCAAGGTCTCCGATTCCGGCGACACCTAGAGGACTATCCATACGCTTGTAAAGGCGTGAGGCGAGCAAAATGGTTGCAAACTTGATAGCAGTCGGCACGGCACTCCAACCGAATGTTCCGACAACTTGCACAGTTGCCTCTCCATCGGCAAGCGGGAACCAGTAGTCATCAGTTACACGAATCTGCGTAAAAGGCGTTGGGATTCCTCCCGCCAATGAGTTTAGGGGTTCGAGTTGGTAGTCATCACTTTGCCAAGTCTGGTCAAACACGCCATCAGCAGCGGTAGAAGTTTTTAGTGATGTTAGCGATACCAAATCGTCTACTTCACAAACGAAGCTGTCTCTTGGGGCGTAGGTGCGAGTTGCACCAGCGGTTGAGTAGAAAACACGCTCACAATGGTCGTCAATCTGCCTAGAAGCAGTCTCTACTGACAATTCCAATAAGTCGTCATCGACAGTATCGGTAATCCTCAAAGCATCTTTGATGTCTTGTAATGTGCAATAGCCGTTTGTAATCGCCATGAGTCTAGTTTACCCTTAGTCTTCCCTTGATGTCGGTGCTGCTGATTCCAGATGTGTAGGGCAAATACAGCATCCCGATGCCGTGATTATCTAACCAATCCTGATCAAATTGCATCTGGGAGTAATAGTCTTTCCGAGCCCAATCAGACCCGATTGCAATGATGTCAGGCTGTATTTTGAGTATAGCGGGCTTAGAATCAGCTCCACCCTCGTTAGGTATCACCCTGTCAACATAACGGCATCCGGCAAGCACTTGTAGCCTGTCAGCGTATGAAATGACTGGCGGCTTGCCCTTGTATGACTGAATAAACTCATCTGTGTTCAAAGACACCACAACGCTACCAATTTCTGAGCATCTTTTTAGAAATGCAACATGGCCTGAATGAAACAAGTCGAAGGTGCCTCCCGTATAAACCTTTAGTCCCATCTATTTTCCCTTCTGGTTTTCAAGCTCCACCCATGAACCGAATAATCATTGTGTTGTATCTTTTCGTGGTATCTCTTCTCATTAGCCGCCCAAGTTCTTCGGTTCTGCTCCAAGAAGTCTTGCCTAGTAGTCATTGGATTGTGGTGAATCCTAGCTGAAAGCTGTTTTACTTCCACGCCAGCGTTTCTGATTCTTCTTTCGTAGTCATTGTCATCAAAGTAAACGGGATAAAACGCTTCATCATAGAGTCCAGCTTTTTCTACGCATCCTTCTCCAAAGATAGGTGCCGCCCAGGGGGTCTGATCCACATGAGCAAAATTCAAAGCTTGCGTATCTACTTCACGCTCAATTGTCTCTAAAGCGTTCTCTGAAAAGTAGGCATCATCATTTACCAACACCCAATACGGAGCATACGGTGTTGACTTGATAACTAGATTCCACGCCCCAACTAACCCAAGTCCATAAGGAACTTCAATGTGCCAAAGCTTTTGAACAATGTCGGGTTTTTGCGGAGCCCAAGTTTGTTTGCCGGAGTTGTTTATGACTACTAAGTGCTCTACTGGGTAATTGATGCTGGCGATAAGCCGTTCTGCTAAATCAAAGCGAGTAATTGTTGCGAAGCCTATAACTGGAATCATGTAGAGAACACCACTTCATTGAATCTTGCTCCTAGAACATCCCATGAATAAGACTTGGCGATTTCTAAGTTTGTTTCAGAAGAGGTTTTATACTGCATTGCTGATTGAAGGTTTGCAAGCCAATCCAGAACCTCTTGAGCGTTCCTAGCAATGAGACAGCCCGAGGTGTAACCCCTAGCTCCTATTGGACTGCTGATTACAGGAAGCCCATAACTTATTGCCTTTATTACTTTCAAAGATGTTCCCGATCCAACACTCATCAAGTTCACAAAGGCATGAGCGTTCATAAACAACTGATGCAAATCAGTTTTATTGACATGTCCCAAGAGTCGCACATTTGAAGATTCTGACCGAATAAATTGACTACATTGACCAGCAATAACAATTTCATAATCTGGTAGGGCTGGTGCCAGTTGCACTAGCGTCATTGCTGCACCAATGTTTGGAGGATGAGCACTCCCGACAAATAAAAGCATCTTAGATTTCAATCCGGCTTTGTTTACCTCATTTGGCAGGTTCACGCCATTAGGTATCAATGTCATAGGAGAGTCTGATACTAGATTGTCATCTTTTGAGCAGTAAGTGACATGATCGGCCTTGAGTGCCAATGTCTCTACTCTTTCCGTTTCCCCAACCATTTCTTGTTTAGCAATAAGCTTCTTCATCTGAGTTTCATTATTGTGAGCATCGTAAATAAACCGCTGATTATCGATGGCATCAATCTGCCAAGGATGTTCGAGAATCGTCAGGTCGGGGTTTATTTCTTGCAAGACATCCCCAAAGACTTGCTTTGAGCTATAAATCACTTGTAAGTCCCATTCTTTATCTCGAACGGTCTCAAGGGTCGGCAAGCCTACTATCGATAGGTTTTTATCCGTCATTGCTTGGATTTCGCCAGTATGCGGGACTAAAACTTCTACATCTGACTGAATCCTAGTTAGAAGGTTGTAGATTCTTTCTCCGCCACCAAATTCGGCACCCACAAAAGGAAAGGGTGCAAGGGCGACAATTTTCACTTTAGCTGTTCCTTCCAGAATGGCAGCCACTTGTCTTTCCAGACTAAATCAGCATCAAACTGCTTTGCAAATTTGATTGCAGTCTTGCTTTTTTCCTTGCTCGCATAGTAGGCATTTCCTAGAGCTTCCACTATCTGATTCAATGACGGTATCTGGAAAAAGCTTGCCTGGGGTTCATCCCAAAATGGTTGTCCTTCAATCTTCCAGCTATCTTCTGATGCTAAGTCTTTTGATGCTGCGAAATTGCTTGTAATTACTCGTGTGCCACATGCCTGTGCCTCAATAGTCGGAATGCCAAAGCCTTCTCCATAAGAAGTGCTCAGCAAAACATCCATTGCGGTATAAAAGCCCGCCATGTGTGTTTCTGGGTATCCGGTGCGTAGAACGAACGGATCAGGCATTAGAACATTCTCTCGGGGTATTCCAGTCATCTTTAGAAGAACAGCTAGGTCGAATCCCCCATAAGCCTTAGAGGGCTCTGTGTGGATGTATAGATAACTATCTGGATGCTTCTTGAGGTGTATCGCAAAAGCCAGAAGGTTCTCTGCAAAAGCTTTTCTATGTATCTGTCCATTTGCCTTGTTAGCAGCCACAATACCGACTAAGAAAGCGTCTTCATCCACACCCATGTATTTACGCACGGGGGTTCCTTCTATGTCATGTGTTGGCTTGTAAATCTTGGTGTCAATGGCGTGGGGAATGTAAGTCGACTGAATTTCCGCCTGTTCTAGGATTTCCTGACCGTGAGGTGCCATTGCAATTGGTGTCACATTGTCTCTCTTGAGAAACTCTCTTACACCTGGAGGAAGCGTTATGTGATCAACTGGCACCCATGAAACTATTGGGTCATCGTATTTTAGATTGTTGTAAACCCAGACATCATAGAGAGTAAAGAGGATGTGCTTTAGATCAGGATTCTCTTTGCGAAACAAATTAGTCCATACGGGCATCACATCATCCGAATAGCCCTTGAGACCCCTCGGATAATGCGGAATACGCTTTTTGTCAATTTCAAGAGTAGAGATAGCTCCCTCAAGACCGTAGTTAGAGAGAGCTGCGACTTTTAGACCGTGGCGGAGCATTCTGGTAACTAATTGCTTGCCCTGCTGTCCGTATCCAGTTGGCATGCCAGGGGTGTTGCTGGCAAATGAGATAGCACCCTTTAGTTGTTCGTAGGTTGACATGAGGCTAGTCTATAAAAGAAACCCCCCTTTGCAACCTACAACAAAGGGGGGCTTCGCTTATTTCGTCAGAAACTAAGCAGCGTTTCCGGCGAAGTATTTGACATGTGAGGAGTGAGTTAGGTCAGAGTCAAGTCTGATCAAGAACCTCCATGTAGTCAGATCGGTGTTGAATGCGTAGTCAGTTGACGAAGCAACCTGAATACCTCCAGCAACACGAACCTTGAATGACGAAAGATCGCCAAAGACGATTGATTTCGCCGAAGTTGCAATGTCAGCCATGTGTGGGTTCTCCACGACACGGAAGCCAGCAAAGGTGTCTGGGTATCCGATACCTACTTGGTAGAGGTAGTTACCTGCAACATCCTTGAGCTTACGCATTGCACCGATTGATGCACCGTTAGCCATGAACGCAGCACCAGGCATACGGCGAACTGCACCATCGACCGAGTAAGCAAGGTCAATGAGGTTGTCAGCGGTGAATGCACCAGAGACACCAGTTCCACCTGTGATACCGGAACCAGCAGCACTTACAAGACCCTGTGGCTTGCTTGATCCGTCACCAGTCGTTAGAACGCTGTTGACAGAGTAACCAATGCCGTTACCAGCCTGGTTAGCAAGGTGAGATGCTAGGTCGAAGCCTGCATCGGTAACCAACTCGTTAGCTGCCTGAATCAGGAAGCCATACTTGTAGGCACCAAGGGTGATTGAGCTGTAAGTTGGCTCAGATGCCGAGACAGTTCCACCAGCAGAAGTAAGTGCGGCGGTGCTGTATGCGGTTAGGGTTGGGATTGTGAGGTCTTCACCAGAAGTGGTGTTGATAATCTCAGGAACCTCAAGCATTGGGCCAACCAAACGAGCAACATCGAATACCTGGTCGTAGAACGACTTAGGAACGGTGTCGGTCGATGGAGTTAGAGCAGCACGAGTGAACTCATAGCTACGCTCCTCACCCATAGCAAGGGAACGGAAGATGTCAGAAGCGGAACGCTCCTCATTTACAGCAGGAACGAAGCCCTTGGCAGCGACAGATGCCTCTACCTTACGCTCTTCGTTACGCTGAGCGACAGCAATGGTCTCATCCGCCTTACGGATGTCGGCCTCAATGCGGTCGATTTTCTCTAGCTCAGCAGCGTCAAGTCCACGCCCCTCGTTCTCAGCAGAATCGATAACTTCACGAATCTGCTCAGTAAGGTTGGCACGGAGCTCGTGCTGAGTCTTGATGAACTCAGACATTGAATAGTCTCCTAGTTAGTAATTTACATGGATACCAGCGGCGTTGACGCTCAACTGAACACGGCAGAGCTAACTCACATCCGATGTATCAATTTTACTGCCCTTTGGACACGCCGATTCTAGGGCATAGGAAAACCCCCCTGACACCAAGAAGATCAGGGGGGCGAAGTCCGTTGCTTGGCAGCCTATCGCTTCTCGGCTGGCTTGGTTACTCGGACTTCCTTAGCTGGCCTTTCCCAGTCGGTTCCATCTTGAACCTTTCCATCCCCGTCTCCATCCCTAGCGTTGGGCTTGAAGGGCTCGGGTGCATCTAGGCCAACGATTGCTTGTGCCATCTTGTCAGCTAAATCAAATACAACGCCCGATTCGGGGTCTCCGGCGACCGCAAGAATCGCCTTCTTTACATCTGCTTTACTCGCCATGTTAGATCCTCTTTAGTAGTAGTTCTAGTTTCTTCTTCTTCAGTGCAAGCATAGCCTCGCCTACATCTGGTTCACTAGACTCCTCTTCTTCGGATTTTGGAACTAGCGAATCTATCGCCTGAGAAATTAGACGACCTTCTTCTTCGGTAAGGTCTTTCCCTTCCTCAAGTTTGAATACCGCATCTGCCAAGGCATCTGCATCAATCTCTGCTCTCTTAGCAACTTGGTCAAGACCACGAACTGACACGGTTCCAGCGGTTGCTGTATACGCAGGCCAAGCAACAAGGCTCACCTCGTGCAATCTGACCGAATTTAGAGTTCTTTCTGAACCATCCTCATTCCAAGCATCTCCGCCTTGTGGAACTGAGAAGCCAAAGCTCATCGAGTCGATGTCTGATCTACGCAGAAGCTCTGCAACATCACGACCACGGCTGGTGTTTGGCAGAATACCATCTACCTTGAGTCCGTGTGAGTCTTCTGTAAGTGTGAGCGTTCCGGCACGAGTTGAACCGAGAATCTCTCCTGCATCATGATTCCAGAGGAACTTGATGTCATTTCTTGCTCGTAGTGACTTACGGAAAGCACCTGGGGCAATACGCTCCGTGAACGGTAGTGGTTCACTCGCTGAATTGAATACGGCAGCGTATCCGCTGAACCTCATGCCATCGCTTTCCTCACGCACCTCAATCTGAGTTGCGTTAGTGCGTGTTTCAATCTTGCTCAAAGCCTCGCCTTTCGCCCTGCCTTCATTCTCTTCTTCTATTCTACCTACTACACCATCTGCGTAAGCTAAAGCTCGTCTTGCTGCTGCCTTTGAGGGGCCTGAACCCCACAGAAGGTGTGCGACTACGCCAGCACTAGGATAATCATCCGAACTAGGTCGTGCGGCGGGACTGTCAAGATCAGCAAGGTGACGACTGATCCAAGCACGAAGCCGAACCCATTTGTCAGCAGTAACAGAGCCCCGTGCCATAGCCCGAGCTTCTCGAATAGTTCTTTCAACCAAGCCATCTCC